CCGCAATAATTTCACCTGTTTCTGCGTTTGTAAATCTAACCTGAAGACCGAGTCTTGTGTTTACAATATTTTTAACTCCATCTTTTAAATTTACAGTCTCATCCTCAGAAACAGAAAAGTCATAAACTTCGATTGTAACGAAATAATGAGCAAGTCTAATCTTACCTCTACCGTCCAATTTGTCTTGACTAATTCCTGCTTGAGATGCCTGAAACTGTTTGACCATACGGTTTTTTATTTCAGTTTTATCTTCAGTAAAAGTGAATCTGTTTAGTTCAGACAAAAATTCCAAACTTATATTCGCAACACCAAGACCAACTTTCTTTTCTTTCAGCTCAGGATACTGTTCATATACCTCATCACTAATTCCAATTGTTAAGATTTGAATTGGAATTTGTGGACCATCGTAATCCATCAAAGAATCAATATTGATTTTTGTTTCGAAACTTGCTTTGTATTGCTCAGTTTTAGTTGTTCCCACAACTTGTGCGTTCACAAATGAGCATACGAGTAGAAATACAGGTAATAAAATTTTCTTCATTTTAAACTTGTTTAATAAGACCACATTTAAGACACTCTTCATCTCCATCACCATCAGCGTCACCCCAAACGTGTTCACACTGACGATGTTCGAAATACATGTCTATAATACCGTCACCATCCTCATCGATACCATCCATTGTACCATCACCATCTTCATCGATTTCGACACCGACTTGAGGGGCGACCTGAGGGGTTACTTGAGGGGTGGATACCACAATAGGTTCATTATGTTGAGCCGATGCAGAATCTTTCATATCTAAAGTAGATGAGAAAGATACACCATCCTCTTCGTCCATTTTTTGAACTAACATCTTGTCCTTATCTGTATCACTGAACCAATAGTCAATAATCTTACCATAAGAACCGATAAAAGCACCAAGTAATAAAAGTAGAAGCTCTTTCCACTCTCCACTGATAGCACTTTGTTCAAAAATAGCCAAAAAAATTGCGCCGATGATTACAACAAATCCTCCAAGAACAAGAGCGGTAATCCACCATCTCTTTTTCATCATGGAGTTTAATAAATCTTTAAATCCTGTTGGTGTTTGTTGACTCATAAATTACCATTTTGGTTCCTCTGAAAAAGGTTTAGGTTTTGGAGCAGGTTCAGCTGGTTTAGCGGCAGGTTGCGACGCTTTTTCTTTGATAATCACAGTTTTCTCAGGTGCTGCTTGCTGTTGTTGAGAATTGTTAATTACGATTGTTGGTTGAGGAGGAGGTGCTTGTTCTTGTTTTTCTTCATGACCGCCAAACAACAAAGTGCTTAGCCATACGCCACCACCCGCAACAACAGTTCCGAGTGTTCCTACGATGGTCTTCTTTAGTCCTGACCAAGACCCATCATTTTGTTCTAATTGTTCTTCTGACATAGTTTTAAATTTTTACAAATGGTTTAGTTATTCTTTCATTATTATTCGCCATCACTAACAAATATTTACCTTGTGCTAGATTTTTGGCGTTAATGGCTCTTGTGATTACGTTTGTAAACTCATCGGTTTTGAAATCTCCTAAATCCAAAACCTTTCTTCCGTTGTAATCATAAACATAACCTTTCATCCAATAATTATTCGGAAATGTAACAGTTAATTCAAATTGTCCCGAATTTGGATTTGGTCTGATTTCTGCAATAGGCTTCGTTACGGCTAATATTGGCCCTGCCGCTCTATAAGTTAAAACTATTCTTTCAGATGCTAATTCAATATTGAAATGTTCACCTTCAGAATTGGAGGCGTCCATTAGTTGTCTAACAAAAACATAAGAAGAAATATCCTCCGAAGGGTCAATTGGCGTAAATTTTAAATTAAAGGGGGTGGATAAACCAATTATCCCCCCCTTTTTTTGATTATTCATTCCACCGAATCTGATGATTCCATTTTGGTCATCATGAGTTACATATTGTAACCACTCATTCGGAACTTTTGATATTATTTCTGCGAACCTAACTTTTGTTGGGTCATATTTCATTTCGAATTGTAATCCATAATTTACTAATCCGTTTGTGGATACATTAAATGGTACAAACATCGGTTGACCTACAGAATATGAGTTTGGAATATTTACACTATATCTTCCAGTATAGACAGGACCTCTTACAAGGTTTCCATTAGCGTCATAAACAGGAGAGGAGTGACTTCTATCAACATCCCCTTGTATATAGTATTTCAAATCAAGTGACAAATTAGATGTAAGAACCGTATCCAAAACAAAATTTTGTCTACTATTGTAAGTTGTCCAATCTGACCATTGGTTTATACCCAAAGCCAAACTATCAAATTCGTTTTTGGTAAAAACTTTTATCAAGTTATTAGTTGCAATAGGTCTGAGTCCTGAAACCGAAGCGTAAATACCATAAGGGTCACCCCCGTCAAATTTTTGGTTCCAATTTATATCTGCAATCAAATATGCCAATCCATTTTGTAAGTAGGTACGAGGGTAAGTTTGCGAAATGTCAGCGTTCACAAATTCGTTGAAAGCTTTTACCGCATCTGTAACTGTAACTGAATTATCTCTGATTGAAACCAAACTGTCAGGATTAAATCTTAGTTCAATTTTATATCTTGTATTTTCATCGATGTTGTCCAAAACGTATAAACCTGTGTTTATGTCTGGAACTGTTGTTGAAACCAGATTTCCTGTTGCATTTTCGTAACAATATAAAGTTGGAACCCATCCTCTTGTAACTACTGATGGTGGAAGCCAAACCTTACCTGAAATTGTAAGATTTCCAAGTAATTTTACCGCGAGTTTGTTGTAATTTAAAATCGCTACATTGTCACCAATTGTTGTTCCGTCAACCTTAAACATTCTAGCCCAATTTAACGTAACAGTATCTGAAACGAAATTTGGGATTACGTTGTTTATTATATATTTGTTGTGAATTATATATCCGTTCGAAGAAACCTGTGAACCGTTAGATAAAACCAAATAGTTTCTTGCAATAGTCCAGTTTGTGTCGGACACATAAGTATAATTTCCACTTGAGTAAGATTGATATTTGTAATCTTCCCAACTTCTGTAAGAAATTTCAGGACCGTTTCCACTAACCGCAACATCAACAGTTGTTGATATGTGGGTGAAAAGTCGTTTTTTATATTGCCAATCCACTTGGAAACTTCTCACATCCGTACCAGCTGCTGGTTTGTAATACCAAGCAACATCTAACGTGTCACCTCTTCTTACAGTTTTCAATTGTTGGAAGTGACCAATTTCTGGTGTCTGTGAAAAACCTAAAAATGGGAATGACAATAATGAAAGTAATGTAAATAATTTTTTCATCATTCAAATAGATTTTTGATTAATGTCTCGCATGATTTTTTTATTACATTTGAGACGGATTGTTGATTTATTTTACCACCTTCTGCAATTATCAAAGTTGACATTGATATTTCAGATGATTTTTCAGTCACTGAAGTTTCTTTGATTTTTTTTCCGTCGGTATTCAATAACTTAGCCTTTACCCTAAGAACTGTTTCGTCGTTTTCTTTATGGATTACGGAAAAACCCGAATTGGTTTTCAAAACATCAAAGTAAATTAATTCAATTTGAATTTTCAAATCAGCTAAATTACAACTGTCAATAAGTTGTAAATCTTTTTCTTGTAGATATTCTAATAAAATGTTTTTAAAACCAAAAGTAAGGTTTCTATTTCCCATCATCTGACCGATTTGTATCTTGTTTTCTATTGAATTCAAGCAAATCTTTTTGTTTTGTCCAAATGAAAATAGGGTAGATAGCAAAAAAATTGCTAAAACGAATAATTTTTTCATTTTTGTTAGTAACTTGGTAATCTATAAATATGACTAAACTCAACTATTTATAAAAAAATTCATTATGAATTTATTAAATGATGTAGAAAGAATTAGGTTTGTTATGGGTCTTTCTGAGGGTAAAAAAAATCCTGAAGATGCTCCCTTCATGAATGTCAATTTAAAAAAAGTTGTTGATACTTTAACTTTCTTGAAATTATATAATAAAAAAATCGAGGGGTTACTTTGGAAAATTTCAAAATTATCCGAGGATAGAATTATTGATTTTGAAATGGTGGATAGGGGTTTAAGAAAAATTCTTCTGAAAAAAGGGGATAAAAAAAAGAACATTGAAGAATATTTTAAAAATATTATTATTTCCTTGAAATTCAGGGAAAGAGGGGGTTATGGTGTCGAACCAGAAAGTGAAGATTATGAATTTGAACCCGAGGAACCATCAATTTTACCCAAAAAGATATATAAAAAAGAATTATACTACTTACAAATTGAATTGGTCAAACTACAAGAGTGGTTGAGAAAAACGGGAAAAACGGTGATAATAGTCTTCGAAGGTAGAGATTCGGCGGGTAAGGGCTCAACAATAAAAAAATTTACAGAGAATTTGAATCCGAGATATTATAACGTGATTGCTTTGGGTATACCTACACCTGATGAAAGAAAAAATTGGTGGAACAGGTATAAAGATAGAATACAACCTGGTATGATAAATTTTTTTGATAGGAGTTGGTATAACAGAGGGTTGGTTGAGCCTGTCATGGGTTATGGAACCCCTGAGGAATATGAAGATTTTATGGAAAACGTTGAGGATTTCGAAAACGATTTGGTGAAGGAGGGAGATTATCTTTTCAAATTATGGTTTTCTATAGATAAAGAAACACAGAAAAGAAGATTTCAAATGAGGCAACAATCTCCATTGAAATATTGGAAATATTCTCCAAACGATGCCCAAATGCAAGATTTGTGGGACAGGTTTACAGAATTTAAAGAAAAATTATTTGATAAAACTTCAACAATAAATCACCCTTGGGTTATTATTGATTCACAAGATAAAAGAATTTCAGGTTTGAATTCTATAAGATATGTTTTGCAAAACATACCATACGAAGGTAAAAACGAAAAGGTTTTGGAGGGTGTGTATCCGGAAGTTTTAGCTGTTTTACGACCTTAGTAATCTTTATTTATCTCCCGTATTGATATCATTATCCATATATCAAAAATTATGAAAACCAATATGTTTTCAATTTCTGATATTGGTAAATTATTTTTATAATAGTTTCGTTGGAACAACCACATGAATATTTTATAAGCGCAATAAAATCTACAGAAAAGAAATAAAAATCCCACTAAATTTTTCATAACCAAAAATAAAACTATTTATATAAAAAAACAATTTTTTATGGATGAACTCAAAAACCTAATAAAAGAAAGTTTAGAAGAATATTTGGACCGGTCTTTAGTATTGAAAGAAAATACTGAAATTTCTGATTCATTGAAATATCACATTGAAAATGGATTATCACTTACAAATAACATTTTTAGAGTTTATTCAGAGGGTTATTTTAAATTAGTGAACGAAGTCAGGAGTTTATGGGAAAATGATTTGATTGAACTAAATGAGGAAGATATTTTGATGGTAGAATCCGATTTAGGAAAAAGGGTAAAAATAAATGGTGAAATAGTCTATTTGGATGCTCCTTTTATTACTGAAGAATGGACTGAAGAGGAAATTATTGAAGAAGCCAAACATAGAGGTAAAAATGTTAAATTAAATAAACCATTCAGAACACCTGGTGGTCCTAAGAAATTTGCAGTTTACGTAAAATCCAAAGGTGGTGGTGTAAAAAAAGTTACTTTTGGAGACCCAAAATTAAAAGTTAGAAATAGAAATAAAGGTGCTGCTAAATCCTTCAGAGCAAGACACAGATGTGACCAAAAAAAGGACCGAACAACCGCTGGATATTGGTCCTGTAATGTTGGTAGATATGCAAAACAATTGGGTTTAGCTTCTAAAAATGCTTGGTGATGGATGCCGATAGAATAAAAAAACATTTACAGAATTATTTAGATTCAGTTGTCACTCAGAGGGTCAAAAATGATTTACCCGAAGGGGAAGATATCAAATTCACTGTTCATGATATTTTGAAAGGAAGTTTCAACCCCCCTATAATCCACGTTTTTATAGATACCGAACCAGAATCGTTTGTATCAAAAGGTTGGGATATTCCTACCAGCAAATACAAATCTGTAGAAAGAGATGTTGAGGATTTTTTCAAATTATTATCTATAGTTAATAAGATAAAAATACATTGGAACAAAAGACCTTTTTTCAAAAAAGGAAGGACTAGAAATGATTTTTCCATTTGAACAAAATACAACTGATTCAGGTAAAATTATTAGGACATTTCATCCTGATGTTGATACAGATGAATTGAAATGGCATCAGGATTTGAAAGACCGAAAAGTCACAATAATTGAAGATGGTGGGTGGTCATTCCAAATGGACGATGATTTGCCAAACAAATTGTATGTTGCCGAACAAATATTTATTCCCAAATTTGTTTGGCATAGAGTAATAAAAGGAAATTCTAAATTAGTTGTTGAAATTGAAGAATTTGATTGATACAGAGGAAATTGGATATTTCAAATACAAGGCCCATAATTCTTTAATTGTGGATTGCATAAAAGAATTTCCAATCACGGAGGACATAAAAGAATTTCTCAAATCCGAAAATAATTTTGACATCGAAATTGTAGATGGGGAACCAAAAAAAATTTCCGGAAAATTAGTTGTTTTAATTTAAGCGATATTTGGTGTTTCATATATCGGGATATCAGTTTGGGTTGTGATATATCCTTCTATGACATCATTGTAAGACCTGTAATCTTCAGGAAGGGGTTGTTGGTTTGGTACATCTCCTTCAGTATAAGCTCGTGCAACCCTTGGAGTCGCCTCAACGATAGGTTCATCAACACGACACTTTAATTCCAAATCATGTAAACATTCCTGATGTACCTTTTCTTGTAATTCATCGCTGCAAAAATTTTTATTTGTGTCTTTTGATTGGAATATTCTTCTTACTATTGGAAACAAATATTCATCAGCGTCCACATCTAAATAATCAACTCTCGTGTCCTCAGCATTCCAGAATGATAAATCTTTATCTGAAAGTGATTTGTAACCGGCAAATTTATAACCTGTGAATTTATTTATAAAATAAACTAATATCCCTTGGCGCCAATACCTCTCGAAGTATGCCTTATCATGTTTGTAAGTTGTACACCATCTCGTTGATGCTCCATACTTCGCAGAAGATGCAAATGTGAGAGGTCTAACAATAACCCATTTATCGTCTTCGTATTCTTTTATTACTTGACCTTCTAATTCACGATTCAATTCGTTTATGCTTGCTAAAGAAACAGACATCCTTATATCATCAAGAGAATTATAAGAAGTAACGTCTTTATTCTGTAATCTTTTATTCTCCATTAAAGAAATAAATTCTCTCAAGGTCTCGAAATGACTGTTTGGATAAAAGTCCATTAGATGTCTCAGGAAATAATTCTGATTGTCACTAAAACTTTGGGTATTGATACCAAAATTCGTGAGTAGAGTTCTAAATTCCATAGTCACTTTAGGTATTTCATCTTTTGGATATTGTTCGTTGATTCTCCATTTTTTACTAAAAATTTTACAAAACAAAGGAAAATATTTGTAGGAACTTGTAGGGTCCATAGATTTGAACACATCAAACATAGTGATATTGAGTTCTGGATATTGTTTTTTCAATTCATCAAGTCGGGACATAAATTAGTTTTTTGAAAAAATAGTGAAAATAAAAATATCTGTCAAATAAAAAAGAAGGTGAATAATTCACCTTCTTTTTGCGGAAGCGGTTGGATTCGAACCAACGGACCCGTTAAGGTCTCTAGTTTTCAAGACTAGCGCGATAGACCAACTCTGCCACACTTCCTATTTGGAAACTTTGTAGCCAAAATTTACTAAAACATCCTTACAAAGTAAAATAAATTCTTCCAAAGTTAAGTCACTTTTTGCACGGTTAGCCTCTGGTCTAGCAATCCCCAAATTTTCAAAAGTACATTCGCCGCCTAGTTTTCTCGGAATTATATGGTCAAATTCGTAGGTATTGAAATTCTTTATATCAATAGGCCTACCTGTTAAATAACATTTATCTATGGTTGATAGATAATCGAGTAGTTTTTTTCTGTTGAAATCTCCCCTTCTGTTATAAGATAATTTTGTTCCTCTGTATTCTTTAAGAAATCGTTCAGTTTTGTGCAACCAAGGATTCAATTTCCTTTGTTGTCCTTCCCCTAAATAATATGAAACTGTTGATTTACTACAATTTAAAGTTTTTTGAATTTGTTGATAACTATAACCTTTATTTTTTAATTCAAAAATTTGGTCTTTAATTGTCATATCAATAAATATGCGTTCGTATCACAAAAGATACGAACAATTATTTCTTTAAAATTTTATGATATTTTTTTGCTTAGGGATTCGAACCCCAGTTACCCTTACGAGTAATTCAGTTTTCAAGACTGACGCATTCGACCGCTCTGCCAAACCTCCCGGTTTCAAAACAATAGAAAATTTATAGTATTTATCAATATGTACGTGAAAATTTTAAAAAAACTTTTGAAAGGTAAATCCATTCCAATCGGTACTTATATGTATAATTTTTTGGATGTAGTACCATATGATGGTGACGAAGAAACACCCAATTTCATTTTGAATATTACTACCAAAAACCCATTTCAGTCTTATTGTAGACAAAAGATGGTAGATGATATTGAGTCTATTGTGTATAATAAAATTAGATTGATGGGTGAAGAAAAAATGGCGATTGGTATTGAATTTGAATTTAACCGAATGGACCCCATGAAAGTTTTTATTTCACAAGAAAAAAGGGAAGAATTGTTAGCAAGATTGAACAAAGAAAATAATATTTTTTCTTATAGAAATTCGCGTGAACAAGAGGTAAGTTTTGAGGTTGTATATACTCCTTCAGAGCTATTTGTAAACACAGAAAAAGGTGGGGGGGAAATTTATTTTCATTTTGATATGAATTTGAGACGTTTTGATATAGATGGTGAGCCATTTCCTGTAATTGAAAAATACGGGGATGTATTATCAGAATTTTGTTCCATGATACAAGATAAAATCATGATTGATGATGAATCTTATAATTTTCGTGTTGAAATCGAAAATATTATTTATAATACTCTTGAACCTGAGATGCAAATTAACCATCTTGAGATTTACTATGTTGCCTACGTATATGTAAATGAGATAAACGGAATTCAAAGAAAAGCAGAGGTAAGCTCAAAAATTATTAATTTCCCCGAATTTGAATAGTAAGCCTATTTTTGATTTGTCTGAGTAATTCTCTTAAAATTTCTGCAACAACTAAAACTAATCCCGAACCTATAATTCTGGAGACAACTAAATCTAAATTTTTTTCGAAATCCCCAGTTTTTAAAAAATCTATAATATCCATTATTATCGGAACTAAAAAACCGTAAGAGGTAATTTCAGATACTGAACCCAAACTTATTCTCAACGAACTAATAAAGTTTACAAATGTTTTCTTTAGTTCTAACCCTTTTGATAAAGTCTGTTTGAAAGGTTCTTCAAGATTCTGATTTTTTATTTCCTCGAAAATTCTTTCAAAGTATTTTTTGTTATCATAAAACATTGCGGCAGCACAACCAATTAAAATCAAAGCGGTCTGATTATCATCGAGTGTAAAGTTTCCTGTTTTTATGAATCCGTCCAAAGGCATCACTAATCCACCCAAAGCAGCACCCCAGGTGAGTAGTAGTTTGGTGTTTAAAGAATATTTTTTTTTAACCCGTTGAACAATATTTTTTGCAAATGAATACATTATTTTCATGTATTCTGAAAATTGTTCACTATTATTTTCTAAAACTAATGTCTTGAATTGACTTTCGGTGATTAAAAAATCCATAATAATAAATATACTCGAAGTATTTATTATGGTATGAAAGGTATAACAAACGCTCCTTTATCTGTTGGTGATAGAATAATGTGTCTATATATGGAAGGTGAAACCTCTGTAACACCTGGTACCTATGGAGAGGTGACTAAAATAACTAGAGACCCTTTTGAGCCTGATTCCGAAATTATTTCTGTGAAATGGGACAATGGGTCTTCATTATCACTACTTACACAAACTGATGCTTGGAAAAAAATTGTTGACAATCAAATCACTGAACAAAAAAATACTATTGAATCCTTCAAAAGAAACAAAGAAATATTCAAACATTTTGATTGGAGATTTTTCAGAGAGTTTTTGGTTAAAATGAGAGATTCTGGAATCGTAAATATGTTTGGTGCTGCTCCTTTAATTTATGCTGGTAAAAACCATATTGATAGATATTATGGAGAAGGTAGGGAAGATGACGAGAAATTTCAAGAATTTTTAGAAGATGCAGAAAAGGCTAGAAATATTTTTGTGTCAAACTTGGTATCATATATGAAATCAAAAAATATGGATGTGGATGATATGGATTCTGTAAATTCACGAGCTCGAGAAATAAGTAAAAAACTTTTAGATATATATATTTCTTTTAGTTAGATAAAGGTGCTTTGATTGGAGGATGTGATTGATAATTTAAAATTTCAATCTTATTTAAATCTATTTTGTCCCAAAGTATTTTATATCCCTCTTGATACTCATATTCAAAATTTAACAAAACTTCAGGTAAAGGGTAAGGTTCTCTCGTCGATTTTGGTGTTGGAGTCCAATAGGGGTTATCAAAATCTACTTTCTCATTTTCATTATATTCAAAACCGGTTTCGTAGTTGTTTGCAAACCAAGTGTGATATCTTTCTTCATAACTCAGTTCACGACCAATTTGTTGTTTTGCTTGTTCGATATGATTTGAATATAGGTGTACGTCGCCAAGGTTTCCTATTAGTTGGTCAGGTACCATATTGACCTCTTTCGCAAGAAATGTGAGAAGTAAACCATATGAAGCTATATTGAAAGGTAAACCAAGGAATGTATCGACAGAGCGTTGATTCCACATCAGAGAAATTGCTCTAGTTGGAATTTCACAATCATTCATTATTTTAATGTTCAAATCTTTTATATATGAATTTGTTTCAGTTCTAAAATTCTTAGTATTGGGTTTAAATATATCGCATCTTTCTTCATAACTCAGCTCTCTAGTATAAACTTGAAATCCATAATGACAAGGTGGAAGAACCATTCGGTTTAATTCACCTACATTCCAAGCATTAACCATTAATCGTCTTGAGTCT